AGAGTCAAGGTAAAGGTCAATTATTACATAATGTTTATAAAACAGTAAATGATCTTAATTATTCTTTAAAAATTAATCCATCCAAAACATCTACAGACAGAGCTTTAATCGAAGCAACTGAAATAATTAAAAAGGATCTTAAAAAAATATTTTCAGTTAATAGTGATTTTGCAAACGCAAACAAAACTTATGAAATTTTCACTAAAGCCCATTTTGAGCCATTAGAAAAATTTGGTATATTTAAAAGAGTTACAGCCTCTAAGTGGACATCAAACATGGACACTGTTGGAAAGGTTTATAGATTACTTGGATCTGATAAAATTAATACATCTGATATTGCTAAGATAGCAAAAAGTTTTAACGCAACAGGTGATAAAAATGCTTGGAATAAAATTGTATCTAGCTACTTTGATTCTAATTTTTTAAAAGCACAAGCTGCTAATCCATCTCTTAATAAAGGTATAAATTTTTATAAAGGCTTAGTTGGATCTCCAAGACAAAGAGCAAATGTAACAGAAATGTTATATCAAGTTGCTATTCAAAGAGGTTTTAAAGGTTCAAAAGCAGACATTAGTAATGCTGTAAATGAATTTGCAAAAGTATTAAGAGCTTCAGGTGGTTATATAAGAAGTGGCTCACCAACTGCTGTAAGACAGCAAATGGCAGAAAGTTTAGGAGATAATACAATTTCAACTGCTCTTGGTGCTAAAGGTGGTATTCCTATTGTTAGTACAATTCAAAACTTTTTTACAACAAGAACTTATTCTCAAAATTCAAAAGCACTTTCAGAAGCATTTATGAGTCCTGATGGTATGGATGCTTTAATTGCTTTAGCTAGGAATTGGAAAGATAAAAACGCATCTATTGTATATACAAGAAACATTATACAAATTGCAAAAGGCATTGAGGAATCAAGGGAAGATTAAATGAAAACTCAATCACAAAAAAACTCTGAAGAAATTATTAAATTACAAGGCGAAGTAAAATTAATTCATAATAAAATTAATACTATTAAAGACAACCACCTAACACACATCGACAAAAAAATAGACAACATATATAAAATAATTTGGGTGATATTCGGAGTAAGTGTGGCAAGTCTAGCAGATGTCGCAAAAAACTTACTAATAAATTAAACACTTCTCAAAAGGGTGTGGTCGGTGAATATATTGAAATAGCTAATTTAACCAAGCAGGGTTATTGGGTAGCTAAAGCAGTTGATCCTGCCTGTCCGTTTGATTTAGTGGCAGTTGATAAAAAAGGTAATGTTCAATTGCTAGACATTAAAACCAATACTTATAGAAAAAAAGCTAAGAAAAAAACTTGGAGTAAAAGGATCTGTAGATCTCCTACAAAATTACAAAAGGCATTAAACATTAAATACATAATGGTTGATCATGGAAATTAATTATGAAAGTCAGAGAAACAAGCTCAATAGATTTAAGCATAAAAAATTTAATTAGTATTATAATTGCTTTAGCTATGGGTTTGTGGTTTGGGTTTGGTGTTATTGAACGACTCAATAATTTGGAATCTAGAAATCAATTAATTGAAAAAGATTTAGAATCTGCAAATGAATTTATTATCGGTGTACCTAAAGGTCAAATGGTATCTCCTCAGATACAAGAATTATTTATGCTTGTTGAGGATCTATATAAAACTGTAGAAAAGCTAGAAAAAAATCAAGAACAGAATATGACGAATAAAGTCAATATTTTATTTTTAAAAGATCAAGTAACTAAAGCTTTACAAGATATAGAAAAATTAAAAGATAAGCAGAGAGATTTTGCTAATGGCAACGGACACTAAAAAAGGAATAAGATATGATGGTAGATCAAGACCATCAAATGAAGCTTATAAAAATGGCTGGAATAAAATATTTTTAAATAAAGTTTTAAAAAAAGAAGTGGATATAGGTGCTAACGGCACACAAAAATATGTCATTAAAGAGGGTAAAAATAAAGGTAAAATAGTATGATCGAAACTACTGTAGCAGTAGCTTTATTAATGTTTATTGGTGGTGAGATTAAAGAGCATCGTATTCAAGATTCTATGTCGGTTTGTATGAAACATAAAAGAGAAGCTACTAGAGTTCCAAAAGAAAATATTAGTTATAAATGTATCAAAAGCAAAGTGGAGCTAGAAACTAATATAGATGGTTCTCAATCAATTAAGAAAATTATTTTAGAATAATGAAAAAATGTAAATGTAAAAGCTGTATATGCAACAAACGAAAATGTATATGCAAAACAATACTAAAGGTGAAACTATGGTGTTTTTGGATAAAGTGTTGTGGTTTATTGAGAGGAAAGTGTCAAAGTTAAATACTTGGATATGGTTAAAGAGAGTTTCAATATTAAGAAAGCAACAAAAAAAATAAAAATTTATGGAAGAAGTTAAGCAACGAATAAAAGAGCATGAGGGTTTTAGAGATAAAGTTTATCTATGCAGTGAGGGTAAAAGAACTGTAGGATATGGACATCTTTGTGTTGAGGATCATTGGGAAGATGATAAAGTATATGACAAGTCTTACCTAGAAGAAATTTTTGATAAAGATTTCGATTCGGCATTATATAATAGTCGCACATTAATTGGCAATAGAAATATTAACCATATTGCACAGGGTGTGATTTGTGAGATGGTTTTTCAATTAGGCATTGGAAATGTTTCAAAATTTAAGAAAATGTTTTTGGCTTTAGATAATTCAGATTATGAAGAAGCATCCAATCAAATGCTAGACTCTAGATGGCATAAACAAACTCCAAGACGATGCGAAGAATTAGCAAACAGAATGAAGATGTCAAGCAGATAAAAAGAAATCCAATGGCATTATCATTACAAAAAAATAAACACAAAATACATCAAGCTAAAAAAGGCAAAGGAAGTTATAGGAGAATAAAAATATGTGGTTAAATATAGCAGCTAAATTAGTGCCAGGTATGATTAAGACAGGTATGTCAATTGCAGCTAACAGAAGAAAAACAAAAGAATTAGAATCTGTAGCCGAAATGAATCATGCACAACGCATGGCAGACGGAAAAATTTCTTACCAAAAAGCTGTAATGAATAATCAGAATCAAGGATGGAAAGACGAACTGGTTTTAATAATTGTAGTTTTGCCAATAGTAGTTTTGAGTTGGGCAGTCTTTAGTGGAGATAGTCAAGCAAAAGAAAAATTAGATTTATTTTTTCATTACTTTAAAAATTTTCCTGAATTTTATAAATGGTTGGTCTTGGGAATTTTTGGATCTATCTATGGTTTAAAACCAGGAATGGATTTATTTAAAAAGAAATAATGCCTAAAAGTATATTAGCTAAAATTGATGATGCAGCTAAACAATATAATAAAACAAAAGACATCAAGTATAAAAATCTTTGGTACAAACTTATTAAGGAATTTTCAGAATTATGCCCTTTAAATCAAAAAAACAAATGAAATTTCTTTATGCTAAGAAACCTAAGATAGCTAAACGATGGTCTAAGAAATACGGAAAAAAGAAATGAAAGTAGCTCTAGTAATGATCATGTGCAGTCAAATTGCAGGTGATTGTATGAAGCCCCATTTCTTAAAACATTATGATACTTTTTACGATTGCTTATTAGGTGGCTATGAAGAAGCAAGTAAAAAAACAAAAGAGATTGGTAAAAAAGAAATTAACAAACATGAGATTGTAATAAAATTTAATTGTTATTACGATACTAAGACTAAAGGATTAAATGCTAAAGGCACTGGTATATGAAAAAGAAAACTTGGAAAAAGCCAGTTGTCGTTAATAGATTATTAGGCAAATGCAGGTATTGTAAAAAAGAAGTTTATTCTGAAAATCCATTTGTAGCTTATGCTAATAAAGATCTAGCTCATGTTGATTGTGATAATAAGAATTTTTATACACTGCAAAAAAGACCCTCACCATCCAACCCCAATCCATAAAATACTTGTGGATCGTTACTAGAAAAATAAAAAAAAGAGGGTATTAGCATATAAAGGGGGTAATGCTAATGAGAAGATATTAATCAATAAGTTTGGCATCCAACTTCATTTTCTTTGTAGGTTGGATTATAGTAATGGAGATACCATTGGGATAGGGTGGGCAAACTTCTTGCACTATGTTTAGATTAGGTTGCACAATCATATTTGTGCCATAGTGCAAATAGAAGTGCAAAGACATATATATAAAGAGAAATTGGCTAATGCTATTGATTACAAATCAATTGCTCTACCAATTGAGCTATAAGGGCAAATTAAATAATAGGCTTTTACAACGAATCTGTTGTGAGAGCCACTTTTTTTATGCCTATTATAAACCTGTAAATTGTAAGTTTCAACTAAGCATAGTGCAAATATAGTGCAAATTGTACAGCATTTGCTGTGCATAATACCTATTGATTATTCTTGACATAATGCAACCCAAT